TCGCTCATGGTTCTTCTCCTTGGGGTTGAATCGGCGGCAAGACTTCTTCGCTAAGAATCTTCCGCAAAAAACGATCTGCATCCTCCTCTGTGCCAGTCGCGGTGTGGATGATCTGAAGTGCCAGCGTGCGGCGTCCCTCAGCGTAGGCCAGCGCCAGGGGCTCGCCGGTAAAACCCCGGGCCAACACGCCCCCAACGCGCAAGATGTGCCGCAACACGGTTTCCCCGTCCGGCCCATCAAAGACGCGACGGTAAGCCGCACGAATGGCGGCGGGTTCGGTCTTATCACTCATGACATCAAATTGGCCAGTTCCGGCATGTCTGCCCGGGCAGCGGCCACATCACGCAGGGCTCGGGCTGCCCCACCCATGCCCTGGAGTTGCTGCATCTGCTGTTGCTGGGCTTGGGCATCCTGCTGCTGTTTGGCTAGTGCCTCCCGCTCAGCGCGGGTCCGCAGGCGCAACCGGCTGACTTCTGCCGCCAAAGCCAAGTCCTCGATGACGCCCTCGGTGTCGATGGCGTTGAGCACATTCGGCATGATCTGGAGATAAGGCACCACCTGCTGGAGGAATGCCTGCATCCGGAGCGCCTTCTGCCCTCTTTGGGCCCGCGCCGCTGGCGAGAGGTAGGCAATGGAAAGCGGCTTCTCCCGCAAAGACGCCGGAGGCTCAGGGATGGCCCCGGTCTCGGAGTAGTGCTCAAAGAAGCGGATGATGATGGGGTTCAAAAATTCCTGCTCTAACCGCCCCAAGATCGGCGACAACTGCCGCAGCCGGTCGTCTTTGGTTTCAACGATCTCTTGAGCCGTCACCCGATCCCGCGCCCCAAAATTCGGCATGTTGAACAAGTCGTTCATGAACGTGCGGCCAATGAGGTCGTGAAGCCGGTTGATGAGGTCAAGATTGACCGCCAACTGTGGATTGAGGGGCAGGGGCTCGATGCGGCTGCCAGGTGTCTTGTGCCAGACCGCCCACGGACGGAGCGTGATCTTGGCGAACACCCCATCATCGTCCACGATCAACGGGGGTGCGGAGGCAAGCTGAGACGCCTGGAGCATGATCCGGGTGGACTCGTTGAGCACGCGCACATGCTGGAGGCAATCCATGGCGGGCGAACGCCCATAGGTCTCCCCGGCCAGCTTCGCCCACCTAACCACCACGTAAGGGAATTTGCTCATCCGCCCTTCCCGGATCATCTCTCCCTCCGGCGTCAGGTAGGTGCTGCGCCAACCATTACCATCCTGACGAGGCTCGACGGCGTGGATGATTTTGAAGAGCCGGTCCGGGTCTTTCTCGTCCCGGCACTTGGCGGGAGTGTCGTCCCCGAACATCTCTTCCATCGCTCGGGCGGATAGCTCGAACTCACGGTAAAGCGTGTCCACCACGCCGGAGCGGTTTTCGCTGATATGACATTCCGCCAAGGGCAGGCACTTAGTCACCAGGCGCTTGCCCGGTCCTTCCTCAAGAAGAAGAACGCCGGTGCCAAAGGCCCCCAGTTCCATGTAGAGCTCATGCAGAGCGGAATGGAAACCACACTCCGGCACCAGCATGGCGTCGTAAATCGTGTTGCTGGCCTCTTCCAGCCAGCGGCCGGCCGCATCTCCGCGATCAATCGTGGCGTGCCGGGTGGTCAACTCGAACCAGCGTGACGAGGGCGAGGTGACGTAGGAATGCAGTCCGCTGGCCAAGGTCATGAGAGCAAAGCCGGGGAAGTCGTCGAAGACGCGTTCTTTCCTCAGCGAGCCGGCCGTCAGTCGCGCCAGGAAGTCGGACGTGTTCGGCCTAACCATCTCCCGGATTTCCTGCCAAAGGCTCTCCCATAACATGCGGTGCCGCTTGAGCCCTTGGAAGCGGGCACAAAGCGCCTTTGCCCGTTCCTGTCGCGCCAAGGCAGGAGACGGCTTGGGAGTCGCGTCTTTGGGGAAATCCAACAGCATTTAGCCTCCAAGGGTCGTCTTGGCCACCGGGGCATCCCCCATTTGCGAGGGAGCCAGAATGGTGTTCTGTCGCCCCTGCGCCTGCTTGACGCGGCGACGTTGTTCTTCGATGGCTACACTGTCCCCGTCCGGCTTGGTTGGCGCGGGTGGAGCAGGGGGCGGCGCGGGTGGCGGAGCCGGAGGGGGCGGTGGCGAGCCACCACCACCAAACTTGTGCTGCTCTTGTTGATAAAAGTGGTATCCGTTCATGCGAGGGTGCTTCCTTTCTTGGTGGTAAGGAGATCGTTGTCCGGGCTGTCAGTCAGGGTGCTGCGGACTTGGGATTCCCGCTTTTTGCGCTCGGCATCTACGGCGTCTCCCGCCTCCGGCTTATTCTGCACGTCGGGCGGAGGCGGGGGTGCGGGAGCAGGGGCCGGAGCGGGAGGCGCGGACTTCGATCCCCCGCCAAATTGATGCTGTTCTTGCTGGTAAAAATGATAGCCCGTTGTCATGCCAATTTCTCCATGAATTGCGCCAGCGGATAAGCCCGGGCATCCGGGCTTTTTGGCCAGCGGTTAAAAGCGATGGCGTCGAACAAGTAGCCGCATTCCTGTAGATACGCCAAGGCCCACCCGAGTGCGTCCTTCATGCCGGGACCATCGAGTGCCACGGCTTCCACCCAGAGCACACGGCCCGAAGCATCCAGACGATGGTCACGCGGGGGGCCGTCGTCCGCAGAGGCCACGGGGCGCCCCATGAGCAAGCCACAAATGCGACCCTTAGACCAACACACAGCCGCCAATCCAGCACGGATGTAGAGCGCCACGTAATCCCGCCATTCCTCAAAGGACATGCCCGGAGGGAACTTGCTGACACCATACCACGCCAAGGCGTCCGTATCGTGTTCGTGGGCAAGTCTCCATTTCATTTGCCTTGAGCTTATAGGCCTATTATGCAAGGATGGCAAGACAAAGAAATGGCCTCTCACTCCATCACCGCAGCACCAGCCCAGCCCACCCCGGCCCTCCTTGAGGAATGGAAACGCCGGAAATTTGACGTGGTGGCGGAAATCCCGCGCCAGTGGGACCGGCTCCAATCCGATGCCGGAGAAGAAGAACGCTTCCGGGCTGAATGGCTCCTGAAATGCGCCCAACTGGCCCTTGCCGCCCAGAAGGTGGAGACGGCCGGGCGCAAGGGCTCAGGGGGCAGCGTGCAAATCCTGGTGGCCGACCCGAGGAAGTGATCCATGCCTCGCAAGTCCAAAGACGCCGCCAGCAAAGCCGACCCCAGTGCGGTCGCGCTCCCCGCCCTCGGCTGGCGGTGCCGCCCTTACCAGCGGCAGCTCTGGGACTACATGGACCGGGGTGGCAAAATGGCCGTTGTCCTGTGGCATCGCCGTGCAGGGAAAGATTTGTTCGCCATCAACTGGATCGCCATGGCCACCACCAAGCGGCCCGGCCTCTACTGGCACGTCTTCCCTCAGCTCAACCAAGGTCGCCGCATCGTCTGGGAAGGCTACACCAACGATGGCAACCGCTTCCTGGACTACTTCCCCAAAGCCCTGCGGGCCGACGCCAACCAGCATGAGATGCGCCTCAACCTCAAAACTGGGTCCACCTACCAAGTCATTGGCGGGGACAACGTGGACTCCTTCCGCGGCCAGAACCCGATTGGAGTCGTCTTCTCGGAATATGCCTTCTGCGACCCCGCCGTCTATCGAGTGATCCGCCCCATCCTCGCCGCCAACGGAGGCTGGGCCATGTTCATCAGCACCCCCAACGGCAACAACCACTACCAACAACTCTACCGCGAGGCCGAGAAACGGTCCGATTGGTTTGCCGAGCGCCTGACTATCGAAGACACCGGCGTCATTTCCCAAAAAGAGTTGGAGATCGACCGCGCCTCCGGGGTCAGCGAGGCCGAAATCCGCCGCGAATACTACTGCGAATGGACTGCCCCCATGGAAGGGGCCTACTACGCGGACGCCCTCAACCGCCTCGAAGAAGCCGGGCAAATCACCGATGTTCCCTACGAGCCTGCCCTGGACGTGCACACGGCCTGGGACATTGGCGTCCGGGACACCACCATCATCTTGTTCTATCAAATCGAGCCTTTCACCGAACGCATCCGCATCTTTGATGTTTACGAATCTCACGGCGAAGGCCTCGCACACTACGCCAGCATTCTCAAGGCCCGCGGCTATACCTACGCATCCCACAACGCCCCCCACGACATCCAGGTCCGTGAGATTGGCACCGGACACAGCCGACTGGAAGCCGCCCGCCAACTGGGCATTAACTTTCGCCTCACTGCCAAGCTCGCCGTATCTGACGGCATCGAGGCCGTTCGCCGCACCCTCCCCCGCGTCTGGATTGACCAGAAGCGGTGCGCCAAGCTCATCGAAGCCCTCAAGTCCTACCGCAAGGACTACGACAAAGAAGCCAAGGTCTTTTCCTCCAAACCGGTCCATGACTGGACCAGCCACTGGGCCGACGCCATGCGCTACCTCGCCGTCGCCCAGCACAAGCGCATCCCGGACGCCCTCCGGGTCACCACCTCGGTCCCGGACGATTACCGCGTCCTGGGTAACTCCGACCGTCGCCCCGCCATCGCCTCAAACGGCTTCGCCACTTTTGAACCCGAATCTGCCACCCCCCGCCGTTCCCTTCTTTGGGACTGAACCAACATGAACATGCTCCCCACTCCAACCCTGGCCCGCAACCTCGATCCCAACCGTCCCGACGCCAACTTGGCCCTCCTGTCCACCCCGGCCGATCTTGGCGATGTCATCGGAGCCGCAGCAGGCGTGGCCTGGGATGATAACATCGGCCCCAAAATCCTCCGCTTCATTGACCGGGCGCTGGACTCAGGACCTCACCTGACCTTGGACGAACTCAACGAACGATTCCCCCGGCCGGACGGAACCCCTTGGATCACCCCTATGCCGGAACGCTCCGCACGCCAGCTTTGGGAACTCGAAACCAACCGCTACCGTGCCAGCCGCACCCTCGCCAGGGGACCAGGCGGAGCACTCCAAACCGCCGCCGAGTTCGGCACCGGCTTTGCCGTGTCCTTTGCCGATCCAGTCAATCTCGCCGCATCCCTCATCCCATTTGTCGGAGAAGCCCGCATGGCCCAGCTCATGGCCCGCTATGGCGTCACCCGGGGCCGGCTTGTCGCCGGTGCCATTGATGGCAGCCTCGGCAACCTCGCCTTCGAGGGCCTGAACATTCCCCTTTCTCTGGAAGAAGGACAGGACTATGGCGCCGCCCAGGTGATCCACAACCTCACCGCCGGGGCGCTCTTTGGTGCCACCTTCCACGCCACAGGCGGCAAGATCATGGACTTCATGCGCCGGGGCAAACACACCCGCATGCTGGCCGAAGCCGCCGCCGCCGTGGACCTGGGCCGCCCCGCCCCCGTCCACGAACTCCTTGCTCTGGACCCCGACATCGTCCGCGCCGAACTCTACGCCGGCCGCACGCTCAACGAACGCCAACGCGTCGTCGCCCTCGAAAAACGCGACGCCTTCCTCGGCAAGGTCGATGAAGCCGACGTGGAACGGGAAGTGGCCCGCCGCACCGCCCGCTTCATCGAGGCCCGGGAAAACCCCAAAGTCGCCGACCCAGCCACCCTGCCGGACCCCACCCAAGCCGCCGACGCCCCCCGACCTGCCTCCCGCACCACCAGCGTCACCTTCGACGATGCTGCCGACGACGACACCTTTGCCGACGCCCTCGCCGCCGATGCCGACCGCATGGCCCGAGAGGACGGCATTGACACCCCATCCAAGGAAACCAACAATGAGAGCCGACAAGGAACCCCCGGCCAAGGAGTAGTAGATGAGCCAAGAACCACTGATCCTAACAGATCGCCTGCACTACCCTCCGCCGCTCGGGCCAATGGGTCCGATGTCTCCGGAGGATTGGACGACCTACAACAAATTGCTCAAAAGCTGGGCGCGAAAACAGAAACGGTCGATGCAGATACTTTCCGCATGCGGTCGGGCAGTCTGGGATCTCCGGCTTTCTTCGATCCTGCCACCTCGTCTATCGTTCTTCGATCCGACTTGTTTGAAGCACTGCCGCCCTCAGCCCGTCGAAAAGTGCTGGAGGAAGAGGTTGTC